AATAACTGTTGATATTTGGCGTTCTTTGACAGGGCACTAATGGTTCATTTAACTCGCATATACACAAAAACTGGAGATGATGGAAAAACCTCTACTGCCACAAATGAAAGAATAGACAAAAGCAGTTCTTTAATTGAGGCAATTGGCGCAGTAGATGAGGCCAACTCTGCAATCGGAATGGCCACGGAATATCATAATGACATCATAGATAGAATCCAAAGCGATCTATTTGATCTTGGTGCAGAGTTATCTGGTGCCCCAACAATAACAATATCAGAAGATAGAATTGTTTATCTAGAAAACATAATTGATGATTACAATGAATACTTAGAGCCACTTCACTCTTTTGTTTTGCCTACAGGTCCTCTTCATAATGCAAGGACTATTGTGAGAAGAGCAGAACGAGAGGTCTGGAAGGTAGAAGGCATAAATATAAACATTGCAAAATATTTAAATAGGCTATCAGATTTACTTTTCGTAATGGCAAGGTATCATAACAAGGGTAATGAAAAGTTGTGGATTCCTAGAAATTAATCTCTACCCTGCTATAATAAGGGTATAGGAGAAAAATGTCTAACCCATCAAATTTATATGCAGAAAAAATATATTCTGAGCATCCACTAGTTTTGTGGGCATTAGATGATAAACTTGATTATATAGGATTAATATCTGAAGCACAAAGAGATGTATCAGATACTTGGACAGCCACAGATGCTACAGCAACGATTGAATCCAGTTATTTAGAAGAGCCTTTCCCAGATAGCATTTTAAATCTTGTTGAGGTTGATGTTCCAGTAACAGAAACCTTAGAAGCATCTTTAGTAAGTGATACAATATTAAATTTTGATGACTTACAACAATCTCTTGGAACATTTACAATAGGATCTTATTTTTATTCAAATAGCATTTTTTTACAAACCGTATCTATCGGATATGAGTATACTGATCCAGACACTTTAAGTGTAGTGCAAAACCTTAAAACTTTTACTAGTTCACTCTATCAAAAATGGGGTTTTGTATCTGAAACTTTTGAAATTCCAAATGTATCTGCAGACTTCAGGGTAGTTATAAAGATAAAAATATTTGAAGGATCTAATGAGCCTGCAGACAATCAATTTTATTTTAATGGAATAACTGTTGGTCAGTGGAATGAAGAATTCAATACATCATCCTATGGAATTACAACAACCACTGTTCCAGGAAGTATTAGTGTCTACGGTGGACTTGATGCAATAGAGGCAAAAGCATATGGAGTTGCACAAGATTCTGGATACTATATTGCTGAAGGTGGATTAAAATGTAAAAATACTGGAATTCCACTTGTGTATGGTGCAAGCGGTGTTACTAGGATAGAGCCATATGAAAATGCTTCATTAATAATACCAGGTAAAGGATTTTTAAATAAAAAAGGACAATATAACGACTATACAATAGAATTTTGGAGCAGAGTAAATGCTAACACTTCTATTCCAAAGAAAATTTTTGGACCTATTGCATCTGAAGATGGCTTATATGTTGAACGTGGATTTTTAACTTTAGTTATCGGAGATCAGTTTGCATCTCATTTCGTTGGCGAATGGTTTAGGCCAATGCTTATTCATATTCGCTTAATTAGAAATGCTGCTTCTTTATTGATCAATGGAGAGGAAGTAATCTCTTTAACTCTTAATACCTCAACACTCGTTTTGCCAGAAGAGTTGGATGCCTATGGTGATAATCAAGACTGGCTAGGATTTTATTCATATACAGACGTTTATCCATTTGAAATTGATTGTGTTGCAATATATTCTTATCAAGTTCCAATTACTGTTGCAAAGCGCAGATGGGTTTATGGACAGGCAGTTATTTCACCAGAAGGCATTAATTCATCATATAGTGGAACAACAGCATTTATAGATTATCCATTTGCCAACTATACAGCAAACTATAATTATCCAGATTTTGCAAAATGGGATCAAGGTACTTTTGATAACCTTTTAACAACTCAGACTAGTTTAAGAACTCCTCAATATGTTTTACCAGAAATCTTTATAGGAACAAAAACACTACAAAATCTATATGATGATAATAAAGATATACAAGATAACGAATCTGGCCCAGTAACCAATAATAAATTTTTATCATTTAGACCAAATAATACATGGAACTCAATAGATTCATATATTAATTTCCCTAGATTTAACTTATTATCTAATCAGGTAGAAAGTTTTTATGGTGTTTTTAGTTCACATGACCTTGATTCTGAAGAAATGTTATTTAAACTATATAATCCCACAACAGGAGATTACTTTACAATTATAAAAGATGCTGATGAAATTAAATATTCATTAACATATAATGGAAGTACTGAATTGCTATTTACTTCTGATCCAATTAGTTCTAATCAACTTTTTGCTGTTGGATTTAACCTAACAACATTGGTTAATAGTTTTGGAAATAGCGTTCCAGCATTTTTTGGAAATCAAAATAATTTAAGAATGTATTCTTGCGGGGATGAATCTGGAGACTATACATTTACAGGCAGATTATATTCAATTGGAATCTCTACTGCTCAAAACTATTCAAAAATATCTAGTAATTTTAGTACAGAAGGTATAGTAGAAATTGAAAATGGAGATACATTAATTGATCATACAGCAAGTTATACTTTATTACCTTCAGAAGCCTATGAGAAATATTTTCTTGATATAGGCGTTGCTGGATATTGGCAAGATTACCTACCGCTATCTTATTTTGGACAATTTGTGCAAAATTCAGAAGGGGAAAGGTTTTATGATTTAGACTTTATTCAATTTAATATTGGATATCCAACAACGACATCTTTAACTGAAGACTCTGGTTCTTTACAAATGTATTATGATACAAGTGGAGCACAAATAAAAAGTTATGTAACTTTTCAATATCTAGTTGATGGTGCAAACATCCCAACAGATTTTCAAAATCAAGAAACTCCAAATGAATACAAGATTGTTGACTTATCAGACCATCCTGATTGGGAAACAACTAGGTTTGAAATATTAAACAATACATTAATTTATCCAACAAAAACTGTAGACTTTAATGAGTTGGCTATTGTTTATAGCCTTGAGTTTGATAGTCGTGGCATTTTAACTAAACCAATATTATTAAATAGATTACAACTTGCATCACAAGCATTAAATAATAATTCAAACAACCCTATTGGGACTAGATTTGGAATAGATTTAGTACCGTACAAAAAGAATGGAGTTTACTATGATTATAAAACTAAAAATCCGTTTAGTATTTATAAAGAAAGCACTCCATATTTATATTTAACTAAAAATTCTGGAATAGAGGTTCGTGGTCAACTCAATATATTGGAAAATCGTGGACTTTCTTTACCAATTAACAAAGAGTTATCTACCTTTTACAGGGTTAGCGCTATGCAACTATGGATTAGATATGATCAAGATACATTTCCTACTGCAGCGACGGAACTGTTTGAAATAAACCATAAAGATGGTGCTGTTAAGTTTTATATACAAGCAAATAGTTCCGATGCAAATAGAGCAAAAATCTTTGCATTAAATCAAAATGGTATTGAGTATAATGGTCTTTCATTTTATTTAAATGGCGTTTTGGTTCGTGAACCAGTTTTATCAGTTAAAGAGTGGTCATCAATTGGAGTTTCATTTTTAACTCCACTTTCTTTTAACTCATACCTTGGAAATATTAATATTACTGGACCAGCCGTATTTAATAATATTGCTTATTATCAGGCAAGCAGTTTGCAAGAAATTGAAAGTAGCACAAACAGGCCTTGGTTTAAAGTACTAACAGACGGAGTTACGACCTTTGACTGGCAATTTTGGTTTAATAACTTTACATGGGATGGAGTTCTTGTAGTTGCCTCATCACAATTTTATGGAATTAGCCCATCTGACATTTATAAGACTTACATTGGAACCAATAAAATAATTGTTGATGATAACCAGGGTCTTGTATATCAGCCAGAACAATTAAAGATACATACAGATACAGAATGGTCAACGACTGTCTCAACACCAGTATAATCTGCTATACTTATGGTTATGGAATCGTTAATAAATCCAAAAACTGGTAAACCATATGTAAAAAATGTACGTCGTAAGGTTATAGATAAGCATTACGACTGGGGTTTATACGTATATAAAAAATCAAATGGAAAGTGGTTTTCTGATGGGAATGGATCTGTTTTAAATATTCCATCAGATCGTGGAGATATATCAAAAATTGCTGAGTTAAAAAAAATGGCTATTCATTATGGCGATGATGGTTTAGGAGAGGCTGTTTTTGTTCCAGGCTTAACAAGAGTTAGCGAAGAGGAATACTCTGAACAAAAAGAAAGATTAAAGGAAGGATTAATTCCTTCAATGAACGATTTAGGTGCTTGGCATGCTGCTCAGCAAACATTAAATATACACGGAAGAGAAGCATACGAAAATGAGTAATGAAGAAGAATATGTTCGTGTAGGACTCAACACACAAGAGCGTGAAGAAAATACATTTAAGTCTCAAGATCCTTTTAATAAACCTTGGGACCAACTAAAAGATTATTTTGGACTTGATCAAAATTTTCGTCGTAGAACAAGTCGTAATATATCAAAAGCAACAGGGCTAGAAACAAACCAAGCATATTTAAATGCTGCTAATGCTAATCCATCTGGTGTAGATGCAGGATCAAAACAAATTAATCCTGGCACGGTATATAGAAATGGTTACGGACTATTTGATGTAATTACTCCACCATATAATATGTATGAATTAGCAAACTTTTATGATACATCTTTTGCTAACCATGCTGCAATTGACGCTAAAGTAGAAAACGTAGTTGGCCTTGGCTATCGTTTTGATGTAACAGATAGAACAATGTTAAGGTTTGAAACAAGCGAAGATCAAGAGGCTGTAGGTCGTGCTCGTCGTCGTATTGAAAGAGCAAAAATTGAATTACGTGATTGGCTAGAAAATCTTAATGATGATGATAGTTTTACAAAAATCATGGAAAAGGTTTATACAGATCTTCAGGCAACAGGTAATGGGTTTATTGAAGTAGGTAGAACAGTTTCTGGTGATATTGGTTATATTGGACATATACCAGCAACTACAGTTCGTGTGCGTCGTCTTCGTGATGGATTTGTTCAAATTATTGGACAAAAATTAGTTTACTTTAGAAACTTTGGGGCTAAAAATCCAAATCCAATAGGAACAGATCCAAGACCAAATGAAATTATTCATCTAAAAGAGTATTCACCTTTAAATACTTTTTATGGTATTCCAGATATTGTTGCAGCAATGCCATCTCTAATTGGAGACCAACTTGCTTCACAATATAATATTGACTATTTTGAAAACAAGGCTGTTCCAAGATATGTAGTTACTTTAAAGGGTGCAAAACTATCAGGGGATGCTGAAGACAAGATGTTTAGATTTTTACAAACTGGCTTAAAGGCTCAATCCCATAGAACCCTTTATATCCCTCTTCCTGGCGATACAGACTCAAACAAGGTTGAGTTTAAGATGGAGCCAATTGAAAATGGCATACAGGATGGTTCATTTAAAGAATATCGTAAGCAAAACCGTGATGATATTTTAATTGCACATCAAGTACCTATATCTAAACTTGGTGGTGCAGATTCTGCAGGTATAGCAGCAGCATTATCACAAGACCGTACATTTAAAGAGCAGGTATCTCGTCCAGCACAAAGACATCTTGAAAAAATTGTTAATAAGATTATTCGTGAAAAAACAGATATTCTTGAACTAAGGTTCAATGAACTAACATTAACTGACGAAATTGCTCAATCGCAGATTCTTGAGCGCTATGTAAAAACACAGGTAATGACTCCAAATGAGGCTCGTGAAAAATTAGATTTGCCACAAAGACCAGATGGAGATGACCCATTTATTATGTCTCCAAGACAGGCAACAGATGCTAGAGCAAATTTGGCAGGTACTCGTCAAAGAGATTCAGAAAGAACAAATAATAACTCTGACTCAACTACAACAATATCTGGACGTAATGCACAAGGTGAGGGTAGAGCGTCTCAATAGTTGAGAAATTGTTATAAAGCGATGCTATAATATAACAGTTATGTTAACAAACAAGGCTCATTGGGTAACTGAAGGTGACAATGTTCGCCTATCAATGCCTATCGGAAAAATAGACGTTGAACGCCGTATGGTGTCAGGATTTGCAACGCTTGATAACGTTGATCGTCAAAATGATATCGTGACCACAGAGTCAAGTATAGAGGCATTTAAAAATTTCCGTGGCAATCTTCGTGAAATGCATCAGCCTTCAGCAGTAGGAAAGATTGTTTCTTTTAAAGAAGACAAATATTTTGACCCAAATGACAAAAAGTTTTATAGCGGAGTTTATGTTTCTGCATATGTTTCTAAAGGTGCACAAGATGCATGGGAAAAGGTTTTAGATGGAACATACACTGGTTTTTCAATTGGCGGAAGCATTAAAAACTGGGACGATGCTTATGATGAAAAAATGGATAAAACTGTTCGTGTAATTAAAAATTATGAACTACACGAATTATCTTTGGTTGATAATCCAGCAAACCAATTTGCAAACATTCTTTCTATTGAAAAAGTAAATGGACAAAACGTTGTAAGCGGATATTTATCAAAAGCAGAAATTGAGAATGTATTCTGGGATTCAGAAAGTGGTATCGTAACACTATCAGATTCAGATTCAGCAATAAGTCCAGTTAATGGCAACAAAATGCAAAATATAGGTTTCGTAGAAAAAAGTGATAAAAACAATGTAGAAATGATAAAATTCTTAGTTGATAGTGCTAAAGGCATTAGTACAATTAAGATTACTAAGGAGGTAAATCCAATGACAGAATCAACAGAAACAGCCGTAGACGCTGTAGTTGAAAATGCAAAGGTTGCTCCAGAGGCACAGCCAGCAGAGGTAAATGCAGAAGCAGCAACAGAGGTTGTTGCAGAGGCAGAAAAAGTTGTTGCAGAAGCAACAGAAACCGCTGCAATCGCTGAAGAAGCACCAGCAGTTGAAGAACTTGCTGTTGCTAAATCAGATGATGCTAGTGCAGATTCTTCTGTTGCAGAAGCAGCAGTAGAAGTAGAGAAAGTACAAACTGCAGTGGTTGATCCAGTTGCAGAGGTTAAGGAAGAAGTTGCTAAGGCAGTTTCAGAAATTAATACTTCTCTTACTAATGCCTTTGGCGATCTTGCTGCAACTATTAAGACTCTAAATGAGCAGGTGGCAGCAGTAACAAAGTCTCTTGATGCAGTAACAACAGATGTTAACAATATCAAGGGTAACTTTAATGAGTTTGGCAAGCGAGTAGATCTTGTAGAAAAAGACACCGCTTTCCGCAAGTCTGGCGATCTAGGCGAGATCGTGCAGGAATCACCACAAGTGATTCAGAAATCCCTATGGGGCGGTCGTTTCCTCACATCAACCGACCTATTTAACTAAGGTATATATCACTAGGAGGTGAACAATATGTCGGAACAAAACACAAATCTAGAAAAGAACTATCCAGGATCAGGCGGAGCAGGAGCAGAAATTAACTCCCAAGGCGCACTGGTATCTGGTGGTGTTGGAAGTGCAACAGGTCTTGATAATGACGGTAACTCCGTTGGATCAGAACTTGGTAACACAGCAACAGCAGGCTTTGGTGTAACAACTGGTGCCAACGCTGTAAATCCAACAGGAGCCGCTGGTGGTATCCTAAATCCTGAACAAGCACGTC